GAATTCTAAATAAATTGCCTTTAGTTTTAACCAGCTCCAAGAGTTCATCTGTTGGTTCAAGAAGTGAGTCTTTTCTTATATTATGGATAGCACTTTCTGAGCTGCCCCATTTACCATACACATATTTATTAACCCACTCTGGATCTCTTTTTATTGCCTGATCATAAGTTTCCTCACTGCCTAAAGAGCGCTGCCAAGCTCCTTCCACATAAAAGTGATCTGGTAGCCTATCTGTACTGTCAGGATGATATTTTCTGTATATGTAATGAAACTCAGTGTCAGGATTAGTTAAGAGCATCATGTAGCTTGGAACTATAAACTTATCATATTTATTCTTAGGCCACGCCTGTCCAAATATTTTTTCATGGTATTCTTGCATTTCTGGGGTAACAACTACTCCATCCCACCTTCCAAGTCTACTGTCAAGAACATCATACACTTTTTCTTGTGTCTCTTCAGCTTGATCTGTGAGAATAGAATTTGGTTCAATACCTCTTAAAGTATTTTCATCAACCCCATCAAGATGAATCCAATTTACTAAACTTCCAGTCTTGAAGCGAGTCCAGCCATCCTGAGTATTGTGAGTATCTATTAATCCCCAAGGCACAAGTTTAAAGAAAGTCTCCATCGTTGTGCGCTTAAGATCAGTGTATCTTTCCCGCGCGATTATCATTCTATAATTGGGGAATAAGTTCAATAAGTTAAAACTCTTAAAGCAGCCAACCCATGTCTTACCATTATTAAATCCCCCAGAGAAACACTGATTCCTCGCAGTGGCGTAATAGAATTTTTCCTGGGCCGGATTGTCGAACTCGAATTTAAGATCCATAAGATTTAATATAAGGGTAGCTCCTGAATTCGCTCCCCACGAGGAAGTTAAACTACCCTTATATCCGCTTGACTAAACAGGTGCACGGCGCTTAAACCATCATAGTTTATCCCCCACGAAAGCTCCTTTCATTAGATTTGATCAATACTAGCCAAAAGCTATATCAATCCGAGCATTATTTTCTGCTGTCTTACCTCCTGGATCACCATTATTAGATTTCCAGTAGATCGCCAGGAGGCCCGCGTTACGAACAGCACCGTTATTAAAAACAAACCAGGGTACTTTACGGCTATAGTAAAAAGGTGAACCGGGTGAGAATATTTGCGGGTAATCCATGTAAGCTACAGGATTCAGATCATTCAAAATATTCATTAGTTGAAGTGCTGAATTAACTTCCAAACAATAATCTGGATTCACACCCACAGGTGGCGGCAGCACTTCCACATTATCCATAAATTGAGGAAAGTAGGCTGTAGCATCAGGCATGTTTAATTCATATTCAGCTACAAGTTGATTTAATTCAGCTACTGAGAGTTCTTTTGAAGGTTGGGGAGCACTCATTTTGTCATCCTTTTAAGGTAGAGAAGCAGTTTTTGTCTCAAGAGCTGTAACTCTTGTTGTCAAATTAGTAATTTCATCAACAACTTCTTGTGGAGTTGGAATATCTAGTGGCAAATCTCCATTTTCTGCCACATAAGCTTGCTGAGGAGTTAAACCTGCGGGTGGATTTCCTGCGAAACGGTTGTAAGACCTAGAAGGGAACATCAAAATCTCCTTTTTCTCTAATTTCAGACCCGTGGGAGCCTCAAACTTGGCATTCTCATACTAATTTTCTTAATCCTAAGCTTATGCAGAAGCGAACTAGCTTTAAGTGTGGGCATAGAACTCTTCAATGGATGCATCCGAGGCACACCTTCAGATTTTCCACTCATTCCACCTACCATTCTAGAGCTAATAGGAGCGTTCTCGCGCTCTAAAAAGTGTTGTTGAGTTAAACTTTGTAACCGTGCCATATTATTTTCTCAGTTTCAGAATCGCACTCGCGGCTTTAAGTGTCGATGGGCCGGCCACAGCTTTTCGTTTATCACGCTTAGTAATATGTTCCCCGTGCCGCATAAGATTTTGCTTGTCACTTTTCGAATCCGATTGTGCTTTTTTTCCAACACTATCAATATTATCGGCCCCTTCACGACCTTTTGAACTTCTTGTTCCATAAGTATGTTCTGGGCCATTTCCTTCATCATCATTATCAATCATTGACCCACTTTGTCCAAGATCACATATGTCACAATCATCATCACAGCAAGAAAGCATGTGTGAAGTTACATGATCCATTAGATCATCGTGTTTCATTTTTTGAGCACGGGCTACAGTCTTATATTTATCCCGTGTCGTTCCTTGTGAGTGTTTATTTAATTCTGTGATTTCAGACATGTAGCCCGCCTTTTAACTAATCTTACTTCGGTTGAGGCACAGCAGGTTTATCATAGTACAACCAATGTGCCCTTTTTCCTCCAGAGCCTACAACAACAATTAGCAGCCAATTCTTTCCCTCCGGCAGATCATTAACCGGAGGCCATAATCCAACTGGCGGCGTAGGTTTATCCGGTGGCTGCGGGATTACTATAGGAAAATCAGGAGGAGGTTCAGGAAGTGTAACACCCCATGGTGGAATAGCAGGAAAGTTTATATCTGGGGGAAGTGGTGGAATAACTATTGGACCATATGGTGGTAAAACTGGTCTTCCAAATCCAGGGTCTACAGGAGCATCATCACCCTCGATTGGAGTTATTTTTGCATAATAAGAATCACTCATCTCTTACTCCTCGCTTTTTGTATTTTCTCACTGGCCTTAGAAACACTCTTAGGTAAACCATTTTCACTAGTGGAAGCAAAGTCATGATGTTGCTGGTGAGACATTTTTAGTACACCCTTATTTTTTGTTTTCAGTTTTTCTGGGTGATGTTCAGCTATCGCCATTAGGCGTCTTTGCTTCTCACTTACAGCAGGCATTTAACTAAAGCTCCTTGCCAAGTTTCTTATACTCTTCCTCAGCCTCTATATCAATAACCATAGGTCTAACAAATATATACCTGTATCCCATAATCTCACAATGTTTTCTGGCCCTTAACTGCGCGCTTTCCAAATCTCCTTCGTGAAAAAAATTCTTTGTCAACCCAGGATTCATTCCGTGCCTAAAGTGTAGAGTCCACAAGTTAGTAAAGTGTTGTGGCCTAGCTTTTATCCCGGCTAATTCAGTAGCAGAGAGAGTCGGAGTACTCATTAGCATTTTCCCTTTCTTAGTCTATATCTTTATTCTTAAGTGACTGTCTTGGAAACAGGATAGGATTTATTCCTTGGGTGAGGGAAAGATCTGCCGAGGAGTTTTGGATAATCAAGGTAACATTAGGTAACTGCGCTGGTTGATCTTGGAGTACTCTTTTAATTTTAAGTGCTGTTTCAAGTGCTCGTAGTCTTATAATATCATTCGTACTATTTAAAGCCATGTTACACAAAGATTCTGCCAGAGAATTATTATCTAATCCATGTACAGAAAGATTTTCTTCGACACTCTTATTTAGCCCCTCCTCTTTAACCAAGCCGGCTTGTGATAAAATTTTCTGTACTTCAGGTTTAATTATTGGCACTTGTTTCCTCTTCCCCTACTTCTTCTTCTTCTTCTCTATCATTATCATCACCTTCGTTATACTCAGCATCTTCTTCTTCCTCATCGATTTCTTGCTGACTAGAAGTAAAAACTTCAGTTACATAACCTATATTTGTAGAACACAGATCTTCTATCTGAGCATTTAGAATTTCCTGAAGCTCACTAAGTTTTAAACCCGTACCGTAGTATATTTTAATAATTAATCCTGAAAGCACACTTTTGACAGTATTCTGGTTTTTCTCATCCAGCTTAGACATAATCTTTTCTTCTTTGAGTGGAGTTAAAGTAGGGAAGAGTTTACTTAAGGGGGAATTTTCTATTCTCAGGCGGGCGTAGTCTTCGCTACAAGTGGCGCTTGGGAGCATAGGGCAGCTCTCCCTGGCTTGAATTTGCGCGCTTCAAGTAGCAAGGTTATTAGCAAAAAAACTTTTTCCCCGTGTGATTGTATTTATTGTAACCCAGTATTGACAGGATGTCTAGTACTTAGGGGCTAAGTGATAGAGAACAGGCAGGATAAAGTTTCCAGGGGCAGCCTTGTGAGGTTAAATACTGAAGGAAAGATTTATTTCACATATGCCTTACTTGTTTCAGGTAGTGTTTGAATCTTTTGACAGTCTCTAAGTGCAGCTCATTATTTTGTTCTAGACCCTTCCATTTCTTTGTTCTTTGGGAATTTTTTACAGAACGCACCTTAGCCGCCGCCCTTCGTTCCTCCCATTGGTGATTTAAGATATTCTTTAGTTCCTCTTTACTTAATTTCTTGGTCGCCACGTTCTTCGAGCCTCCTTTGCATAAGTTCTACTTTTTTGGAAACGCCCTTTGTGGTGATAAACTCTCATGAGCCTCCCAAACTCGCTGAGGAATATCTCTTCCTATCTTTAATCTTTTAATGCCAGGGAAACACCATAAGCTATAATAATTACTTGGGTCTAGTAATCTACTTTCCGCCGGATAAAGTTCCAAAGCTTCACATTCTGAACCACACAGTTGATTTTTAATCGCCATCATATCTCTAAAGTCGTGTCTGGCGGTTCCATCAAAACTAGAAATACCAAGCATAATTATACCTTCTGCAGAATGGCATAACTTATCTGGTAGATGCTTTCTAACAGTTACATCATAAATATCATTATACCATATTTCATCAGGACCATC